CAGTCAAAGTTGTACCAGAAATTGAACCGGTAAACGATGCTCCAACCGAGCCGCCTGGTCCAAGTGTGTACTGGACGGTGTTTTGAACGGTATTGAAAATGATCTCAGTCTTATAGAAAACCATCATGTTTTCGTTTGACCATTGCGCCACCATGTCGTTCAACATATCGAGCGCATCTTGCGATTCGTCTGCTGTAGGCGTTTCACCGGCTGCTAATGCGCCGATGTCCTTCATGGCGCGGCTAATGATGTCAAGCGGGGTTGTCATTTTTTTTCCAAAAATTTAAGCCAACAGAAGAATGGTTGAATTTTGGCAAATTACCCAATCAGTGGCGGTAGCAATTCGATGGGTATACGATAGGGTTATATTGCTTGCTGTATTAACGGTTCCCAATCCAATAGCAGCCGGTGTTCCGTTGACAATATTAGACACGGATTGAGTGCTTGCAGACCCCGAATTTTTTACGTTCAATATGGCTTGTGATTGTATTACAGTGGTTGAACCAAATGGAGCGTTTCCAGTAATAGCACCAAAATTAGCAATCAAATATTTTGCGCCAGCGCTATTATTATTGGTTTCTACTGATTGAAATTGAACCCCTGCGTTAATACCCATTGCATTGCCAGGAAGAACAAAATTTATACCCGTAATGTATGCGCCTGTTGTTTGTGTATACGCACCAGCGCCGGTCGTTACCAATGTAGGTGAAGTTGGAACTGTTGGCACTCCAGACGTATATTTATCACTATAAACAAGACCAACAGTAGTGCTTGAAAAAGTTGTCCAATACCATCCAGCCGCAGAACCTGTCCATGCGCCTGCTGGGTAATAACAATACGCGCCTGGGTAAGTTAAATCCAAAGCTGTCCCCAACAAAAGAGCGCCAGTGGTGACTGTAATTATTCCACTAGGAACAAAAATAAATGGAATGCCATTTGAAAACAAACATACGACATCCGCCACCGGATTCCATCTTGTTCCATTGCTTTGCCACAAACTTCCGTCAGAACTAATGTCAGTGGCTCTATAAATTTGATTTGTAACTGTAGATGCAGTTGGTAATGATGCAAAAGCCGCCGAGGGCGGAACTACCAATAAATTTGAAACAGATACTTGTTTGGTAGTACCGCTTTGCACAATTGGCAAAACTTCAGTTCCCGCAAGCGGAGTTGTGGCACTAGGTAGTGCGGAAATTTTTGAATTAGCCATGATTTATTCCTTATGTAGTCAAATATTCAATGTGGGCGACCAATGTTCCAACAGTTACAAAAGGCACAAAAGACAAAGTGCCTGCGGTGGACACTTGAGCAATGTTGTACTTTGTATTTGCACCGCCAATTGATGGCGGGTAAAGATATATGTTGGGGCCGGTATAAGCAAATCCTGGGTTTGGTGCTTGACCAAAAAGTGCTTGAGTTATTGGATTGACACTTGGAATGCCAACAACTTGCATGACCCCGCTGCCTGTATGTGCTGTCCAAATTATGGTGATGTCAACAAATATACGGTCACCAATTCTTTCCCATGTCCCAATTTGAGAAGTATATGTTCCGGTTCCTGCTATAGTAGCCCCTGCAATAGTAGGTGTAAAAGTACCAGAAGATTGTCGCGGTGTGTACTGAGATATTCCAGTTGTAGTTCCTATAGGTTTGTTTTTGCCACCAGTCCCAAAAATTACATCGTAAGAACAATTGGTGTTTGTTGCATCAAAATCAAACAATCCAGTTCTTGCGCCAGAACTCATGTATGGGTTTTCAATGTAAGCAGCATCTGCGCTTCTGCCTTTATAGCCTGCCGCACCTACATTGGAGGTATGACTTGTCCCGTAGGAAAAGAAATATGAACTACCCGAAATAAGAGATACATCAGCAGTTGTATTGCGTTCAAAGTAAGTACCTTGCACTTGAGTATTTGTGCCAGCGTCTTGTATGCCAACAGTGCCATCTTGAACGTAACCGCCTAAAACTTGAACGCCCACATTGCCATATGACCCTGCGATACGAATGTCAATTCCAATTGCGCCATACGTTGTGATGCGTGGATGACTAATACGAACTCCACCAGCACTGTCTAAAACAATAATAGGTTTATCAACGCTTACTGTATCGGGATCATCAATATTGCATCCGGTGCATAAAGACCGCAAGAAAATACCTGTGTCTAAGTTTCTCAATGTAGGGCGAAAAATTCCCGCGCCCAATTGCTCCAAACGAATAACATCAAACGCTACAACGCCTGTAAATCCATTTCCCTCAATTTTGGGGTCAAAAATCTTAACGCCCCAAGCATTGGTAACCGACTTAAAAACCGTTAGGTTATTAACCCCTGCCAAAATAGTTGCGCCTTCAAAACGAATGTCTGAAAAATTTAATCCATCAAGGCTTATGGTTGAAGTTACCAAATAAGAGCCTTTAGGAAAAACAATCGTTGCACCGCTGGCTGCACTAAATGCCGCTTGAATTGCGGTGGTGTCATTAGTTGATCCATCTCCCGTAGCACCAAAATCTTTAACGCTAAGAATTTCACGCAGTTTGGTTTGTACTGTAGTGGCTACGGAGTTAGTTCCACCTTGTATGTACCCAACAAGAGAAGCCCCAGAAGATGCAGCAAAAGCCGCATAAATGCCGCTTGAATTGCCGGTCACATTATCATAAGTGCCAATAGTGGTGGATGTAGCTGTTTTTAGAACAAACTTATATGCAACCGCATCAGTTAACCAAATTTCACCGCCAGATGGCACTCGGCCTGCTGAATCCAACACAATTGGATTGGCGTGGGCTATTGACCCTGCGCTAGTCGTATATGCGGCCTGTGGTGTAGTTGTTCCTGCCGTATAGGTATAGATCAACCCCCCAGCTAATGGAATGCCGTTATTATCAAAAAATTGAGCGCCAGCCCCTGCCAACATGGAAAGATTGACGGTCATTTATTACTCCAAAATAATTTTGTCGTCATTCTCTTGCAAAATATAAAATCCATCTTCTTGCAAAAGATAACCAAATACATGACCTGAATCAAGCGTACACGCAAAACGGTACATGCGAATTCCAAGGCCGCGAATCATATGCCCTCGCCTGCAATAACTTCAAAAGCATTAGCGGTGTCAGATTTCATCCAAACATTCGGAGGTAAAGTGAAAACTTCAACCGATTGAGGAAACATTCCAATCACATTTTGAGATGGGCTTCCAGCCGTTGGAGTTGTAACCGTTCCAATTGTTACAGCTGCGCCGGTTGGATCAGCAGGCTTCCATCCAAAATAAGCGGTAGCTGAAGTTAAGTTGCGGACACGATAAGAAATAGCATTGACGTTATCTTGTGTCTTGATTTGAACATCGGACGTTGTTACAAGGAACGTCTGACCTTTGGGTGAAAATGCGTTAACGGTTGACATTGATGCCCCTTAAAGATTTCCTAAATTATATGCCTTGAAAGAAAAAAAGCCACCCTTTTTGAGAGTGGCCTTTTTCATGATTTCACGCCGTTTTAAGGCAGGAAAGTCAGGTCGTAACCGTAGATAAACACATCGGCGGTAGCCGCTGCGCCTTGAACGGTAGTGTTGCGAATGTACAGATTGCCGCCGGTGATTGCATCGGTGGAACTTGCTGCGGTATTCACAACTTTAGCCGCCGTGGTTGCGCCGGTTGGAGTTGTAGCCGACAGAACAGCCGTACCAGTAGCGCCTGCGCCGGTGTAAACGGCAAAGGCTGCTGTGGTCAAGCTGGTGCTGGCATTGCTCAACACTACATATGCAACACTTACTCGACCCGATACAAGGATCGGAGCAAGAGTGTCGGCAACTAGATTGAGGTTAACACCCTGTGCAGAGGCAATCAAGCGCAAAGCCTGATTGGTTGCCAAATTACTAGGGTGGTTCGTGGTGGTGGATGCTGCGCCTGGATTAGCCATTATTCATTCTCCTTAAATTAAGCTGCAACACGGCAGGCCAACTCTGGATAGAGAGGAGCCCAACCGTAGAGGACATCAACACGTGTCGGAATACTGTCATTGTTGATTGTATATTGTCTAATCACACGCAAAGAGAGCCCCAGCTCACGGTCAGATGCACGACCCGCAAAATGGACTCCGTCAGGCAGCTCGAGATCAGCCGTTGCCAAGCAAAATGCGTTCTTGTGCATAACGATATTTTGCGGAGAAACAGTGCCGGTCTTGTTGAACGGAGTAACAACAGCGGTGGAACTGGTGCTAGTGATGCTGACATTTTGGAATTGACCAGCGGAGATGACAGCAGGGCTGACAGTCACCGAGGTAGTTCCAGAGGTCGCAACAGTAGCGGCAGCGGTCACCACAAAGTTACGCAGTTTGCCCGAACCATATGCGGAACGGTTCTGCGGGTTGACCGCATAGACGTTTGCAATTTGGATCACGTCGCCGACTTGAAGGCCAGCAGTAGCGGTGGTAGCAGTCAGCGCAATGGTTGAGGTCTGCGCCCAGCCGCTGGTCAGGAAACCAGTGCCGGTCGTAGTATCGCAAGCCAAGGTAGCGGTGGAGTACGAACCGAACGTTTGATTAACAACGTTCTGATCCATCTTCCAGGTCATGCCCGCGCTGTCTTTACCCATCAGGCCGCGCTCGTATTGTTTAGCGATTGTGGCGCTAGGCACGAACAGACCTTTAAGGGAATCGACAATCGTTGCGCCGGTGAAAGGCTCAACAATGCACGAACGGCGACCATCGCGAGGTGCGCCTTCAGCGTCCAGATACGCACCAGCCGTAAGGTAGGTGAGCAAAGACGTAGGAGGAGTACCAGCAGTACCGACGATATTCGCGGTGTTGTTCTTAGCCATAGTCAGACCGTCAAAGTCGATCTTGTTGGCTACAGCAGCCACGGCGGGCTTCAGAACGCGATCCGAGAACATATCCAACGACAATGCCAAGTCCTGAGTAGTGAACTGGGTATCAACGTGGAATTGGGTCGACAAGGTAACAGGCACGCTTGTCTCGTTGAAGTCTTCAACATTCAAAGCAGGGCCGGTAGTACCAATGAAACGACCAGGGCGGCGAACATTCAATGTGGCGCCAATTTTTGCACCAGTAACAGCGAACTGATCGTCATAATTACGATCAACTTCTGACGAAAACGTCAGTTCATTTTCC